GCTTCTAGTTCTCGGCTAATCCCAGTGGGGTTGGTTTCGCCTACGAAGATGAACCAATTGAAGTGCCAGGCCACTTAGATTGTTCTCACGAGATCCCCGTTCCGACATATCTTACTAATTACTAACGCCGAAACGCTTCCACGTTCCGATATGCCTTACTGAGGTACTTCGCTACGCACGCCCCTCACGACCCTTAACTCCAAAAGGGATGTCCGAAGGTACAATTACCTACCTTCCAAACGACTCGGTTGCCATGAGCAATACATGACACGATACGACACTCACGAACAGATACATGAGCGGCGCACAACCAATGTCGCCGAACGTCATTAAAGCATCTCGCCAAAGCGCGAGTGTAACGATGATTTATGACCCCACAACGAATTCCAGCGCCTTGAAACCGGCGCGACGAGCATGGTGACGAAACCGACAGTGTTCGCCACAATGATCCAGTGCATCTGGATCGGCCCACACGAACTCTTCCTTCACCACACGAACTTTCGGGAACCTGGTATGACCCCACACGGCCGATACGACAAGTCGCGACTTTTCGCGCATCCACTCTCTCACTCTCGTTTTTCCCGATCCACCCACAAGCAGTCGCATCCTCATTGAAGGAGCGCAAAACTTCCATGATATCGGGATCCTACCTTCTTTAATTTTTTTCTTTTTCTCAACTTTAAAAGCTCCGACATTGGTCGCAATGGTCATTTGCGCCCTCAAGTCGGTCTCACAACTTTTGCAGAAACTTGCAACTCGGAGTTTCTGGAACCCGCGGAAAACAATGGGTTCAACTCTTTTAGGAGGCAGCTTGTCAATGACTGAAGGAAGCTCGAGCCGAGACAACTCGTGCTTCATCAGTCCGCCATCCCTTAAGAATTCATCAGGAGTGAGTTTCAATCCTAGCCCTCTCGTCAATGAGGGACCCTTCACGACAACGCGGTAGTAACGCTTTGCAATAAAAGTCGTTAACTTCCTGCGGCCTTTCCCGTACCATCCCCATGTGGCAGATTTAATAATACCCGCGAGCTGATCAGGCTCGTTGATATTTTTCTTGAAAATCGTCGCCACCCTCAATACCGGCACAACCTTAACCCGTGAGGGTAAGGCGTGAAAGAAAGCCGAATTGATGGAGAAGAAACGTGAATGGAGAAGAGTCTTACCTTTTGACAAGACGAGACCACTATCACTGACTAACTTGGCCCATAGATCATACTCAGGCCGAGTGCAACGGAAGACAATATCATCCCCGTTGATTTTCAGTGGAATAGTGTTTGCTCTTTCCCAACCGAGCGCGTGTACCACGCTACAAAAGTTGGTGAGACAGAGCAAAGGGAAGGAGAGAAAATTGCCCATTAGCTGACCGGTTCGTTGCCAATAAACCGTGTCTTGCCACTGGACAGTACCGACAAGAGAGTCCAAAGCCGCATCTTGAATACCCACAGGTATGAAAGAACTGTGAGCAAAGATGTCCGACAGCATGCGTCGCGAGTGCTCCGAATTGAAGGAGTCAGTCGCGGCTTCGTAATCACCGGAGACGAAGAGCTCTCCGGATTTCTGTACGAAGTCTTTAAGAACACGCACTTTGTCAGCTCTTTTCAACAACCAGGGCTGCCGTGACAAATGATCATAAATTGTCACATGCAGCGGTAACAACTGGTGTTGCATCATAGAGGCGACCGTGACCATCCGGGATTTACCATCCTTATTGACTATCTCTACGCGACGCATAGGGTCAATACGTGAACCGGAACTTGTCAAAGCATAAAAATCGAGAAGGCTCAAACCTTCGTCAACAAAGTTACCTACCGCACCTCCATCGGAACGAGAGCGTTCCATGCAGGACTTGTTGTTCATCTTGACAGAACGACAAACGCGGTCGTAACCCTTATCCCAACCTTTATGGAACAATCTAGCCACCACGTGGTCTATTGTTCGACAAAAGTCTTCATTAACAATCGGAGGAACCGACCATTTCTGAAGAGTGGGTATAGGATCGACGGTCTTCACAGGTAAGACCTTTCGAGCTAAAAAAAGAGAGGATTTATACGAGAAGGAGCGGACGGAATCTGTCTCAGAGAGAGATTCCAAGGGAGAAGAAAAAGGCTGCTTTTGACCTGCAGCGAGTAGACCGGGCAGACTCGAGTTTGTATCACCCATTGAGGGGTACATCAAGTCAAAAAGATCCCGGATCGCTCTCTGCGCCGACAGGTTGACGGCACCAGAAAACGTATGGCGAGGCATATTGTCTCTAACCATAGCTACAAATGATTCCAACGGTAGACTCTTCGGAGGAACCAGTCTCGCAC